AATTCTACCGAGGTATCCTGGGCGGCGATGCGACATCGGTGAAGACCGTGTCCCTGGTGGCGACGAAGGACATCTCGGCCTTTGGCCAGATGCAAGTCGGGCCGGTGCCAGGCCAGCCGGTGGCCGACGGCAGCCTCAATCTCAGCACGACGAATGCCACGGCAACCCTGAACTTCGCCAACTACAGTGGCAGCGGCACGACCTATTCCGGGGCCGTCATCGGATATGGTTCGACGCTGATCGTCGATGGCGGCGCCTCGGGAACGCTGTTTCGAAAGCAGGGCGTGCAGGTTGCAAGCATCCAGAGCGACAGTCTGGAGCTGCTTGCCGGCAAGGTCATCAAGATCAATGGCCTGCAGGTGGTCAGTGCGCGGCAGACGGGCTGGACCGCGGCGACCGGAAGCCCGAACCGCGGCACCTTCTCAGCTGCTTCGGCAGGAACGCTTTCAGCCACTTATGTGCAGTCCGAAGCGCAGGCGAGCCGCGACCGAATTGCAGCGCTGGAGGCTCGGCTGATTGCGCTGGAAGCCGACGTGCGGACGCACGGACTGATCAACTAAATACTTTCTCTCACAACAGACTGGTGGAGGCTCTCCCTTGAGCATCGCTTCCTTTGCGCTGGCTCAACAGCCTGTCGCGCAAACCCTGAACCAAAACCAGACCACCAAGACTCCGCCCAAGCGGACCCTGGCCGTGCTTTCCGATCCCACGGTCATTCCCGAACCACGCTGAGGAGGCGAGATGACCCTTGTTCTCAAAGACCCCGCAAGTTCGCTCGATTACCGGGTGGATTGGGCAGCTAGCTACCTCGACGAAGACGTTCTGCTCGAGTCCGACTGGAGCGTCCTGCCTGTGGAGGCGGGCGGTTTGACCATCGACGGTTCGCGCTTCGATACCGGTGCTGCCACCGTCAACGTCAGCGGAGGCCAGCCCGGCAAGATCTACCGCCTGATCAACCAAGTCACGATGGGGTCCGGTCGTGAAGACAGCCGCTCCATTCTTCTGCGAGTGGAGGTGCGCTGATGATCAGGCAGGAAAAAAGCCCGCTTTGTGTCAGCTTGAGCGAGCTTCAGGCTTATGCCCGCGCCGAGACGGGTGAGGAAGAAGCCGTCCTGGCAGGGCTGCTGCGGGTCGCAAGCGAAACCTGTGAGACCTTCCTCAATCAGGCGCTGCTGCTGCGCTCGTTCGAGCAGGACATCACGGCAGGCGAGGGTTGGACTTTGCTGGGTGTTCAACCGGTGAGGTCCGTGTCTTCCATCTTCGTTCGCGGCTCGGACGAAGTGTTGCCCAAGGGCGAATACCAGGTCGACATCGACCATGATGGCAAGGCCTTCATCAAGGGGCTTCGCGCGGGAACCGTCTTTACCGTCCGCGGGACGGCGGGCCTGGGCGATCAGAGCAACGCCATTCCCGAGCCGATACGCCAGGGGATCCTGCGGCTCGCAGCCCATCTGTTCACCAATCGCGACAGCAACAACGGCATGCTGCCGGCGGTCGTCACGGCGCTCTGGCGACCCTTTCGCCGGGCAGGACTGTGCCGGTGAGTGAGTTCGCAGGCCTGCTGAGCAGCAGGATCGAGGTTTGGCGCCGGAGCGGCGAGCGGCTGCCCACGGGCATTGCGAGCGAGGAGTGGGTTCCTGTCTGTCGCTGCCTTGCCCGAGTGGAAGCCGAGGGCACGGGTGTGCAGACGGAGGGCATGACCTTGAGCGCGCTGCCGCGTTACCGAGTGCTGCTCAGGGTTCGCGATGATCTTGCGATCGATCAGCGTGTTCACTGGCGCGGCCGTCAGCTGGCCGTCCGTCAAATGGTGGAAGACCCAAGTACGCCCGATCGGATGACCCTTCGCTGCGAGGAAGTGAGAGCATGACCGCCGGAGCGGAACTGCAAGCCGCGGTAGTCGCGGCGACGTCCAGCCTGGAGCTGCTTCGCGGTGTGTTCGATGGCCCTCCGGCCCGAGCGGAGTTTCCGTATCTCGTCGTCGATTGTAGTGTCGAGAAGGCCTGGAACTGCAGCGCCCATGCGGGTCGGGAAGTCACCTGTGAGCTGACCTTGTGGGACGATCAGCCCGCTCGCATCCTTGAGCTTGAGGATGCGCTCGAGAAGAAGATCGGCCAGCTAGCGTCATTGCCGAGCTGGCAACTTTCAAGCTGTTCCTTCCAGGAGAAGAGGAAGGTGCGCAATCCGAGTGGGCCATGGTCCTGCGCGCTCCGCTTTCGCGCCCGCATGCTTCTGCCACTGGAAAGGGCGAACTGATGGGAACGCTACCGAGTGAGCTCTTCGAGCTCAGCATCGGCGATGGCCAGCCTCAGCAGAGCTTCCTTCCAGTGAGTGGCCTTCGGCTTCACGGTTTGTCCCTGGAGAGCGACGTCGTCGAAGTCACCAGCGATGACAACGGCGGATGGCGACGGCTGCTGTCGGGTGGAGGCATCCGCAGGATGGTCGTCCACGGAGAAGGGCTCTTCACAAGCAGCCCGGCCGAGTTGCGCTTGCGAGAACTGGCCCTGTTGGGTGCAAGTGCGGAGTTCGAACTGACGCTTGAGGGTGAATGCAGGATGCGCGGCCCGCTGGTAGTGAGCACCCTTCGCTATGATGCCACGCAAGATGAGGAGGTCACCTTCTCCGTCAAGCTTGAGAGTGCGGGTCCGATCCTGACGATCTGACCGCCATCGTATTCGAGTTCACAATAACAATCATGGGAGCCATGCCGCATGCGCCACTGGTTCACACGCGCTGACCTCAAACTTCAGCAGGCAACCGTGAAGCGGTTCGATCCATCGCACTGGACGGTGGAGTTCCCGCGCGAGAGCATGGCCTGCGTCGTGTCGCAGCCCTCGCGCAACGAGATGGAAGTCACCGCGACCTTCGCCCGCAAGGGCGATCTGGTCGGATTGGTCTTCGACAGCGAAGATCGCCACGTGCATGTCGGGCATCGTCGGCGCCTCAACAACGATTACTCAGGTTGCGTGCTCAGCTTTCGCTGGCAGTCCGCCAATATCCTGTCGCTGGAAGCGGTGAACGGACCGACCCTCACCATTGAAGGCGAGGATGAAGCTGGAGAGCGCCTGACCTGGTTCGTCCGGTTGTGGAACTACGCGTCCGGAACGGCTGCGGACGCTCACATCGTTCTGCCGTTCGACCAGCTCGATGCGGGCTTTGCCTTCCCGTCAGACGCTCAGCGCGTGAACCCCCGCGCGATCACGCGCATGTTCATCAGCCTTGTCGCACCCGGATTCCAGCCGGGGAACGAAGAACGCTTCGCGGTACCCGTCACCGGCAGCGTGACAATCAGCAATGTGGAATGTGAGGGCAGTGGAAGCACCATTGCGATCAACGACGCCTTCGTGCCCGAGCATGATTTCCGCATCTGCACAGCCTTCGACGACCTTTACCACCTCACTCCCGAGCGGGTGATCGATGAGATCGAGCGTCTCGGGTATCGCAAGATCATCAACCATTACGTAGGCATGAGCCATTATCCGGCATTGACCGGAGTTGGCCTTGTCGATCCGGCAACGCCCTTATGCGAACCCGCGCGTCGGTGGCACGAAAGCTTCGCGAAGCTTGCCGCCGAGCGTGACTTTGCGATCATCTGGTCAGTCTCGATGGAGCTGCTGGACGCGGTCTGTCCGCCAGGGTGGAAGCAACGCGCATGGGACGGGCAATCGGCCCAGACAGGCTACGAGCCCCCCTCGGCATTATTGTCACCGGCTGTGGGGGATGCCGTCGCCTACCTTGGCGACGTCGCTGCTGCATTCGTCAGCATTGGCGTTGCAGAAGGCCTTCCAGCACTGGTGCAGGTGGGCGAGCCCTGGTGGTGGGTTCGAGAGGATGGTGCGATCTGCTTGTACGATGCGGCGGCAAGGCAGCTTTGGCCCGCCGATCACCAGCCTATCACCGATGTTCGCAGTGTCGCTGGCGGCTCGGCAGCCCTTCTGCTCGACAAAGCAGGACAGATACTTAGCGATGCCACTGCGGCGATACTGCAGAAGGTGCGCTCGCAGCACTTGGGTGCTATCACGCATCTGCTCGCTTATTTGCCCTCCATTCTGAGGGCCGACGCACCAGAGCTCTGGC